TCAAGTGACCGCCTTTTCTGTTATGTATTTAAACTTAGAAACATTAGAAAATAAATTAGATGTGTTTAATATAATTCTAGGAAATCGAGGTGGAGGAAAGACATATACTTGTTTAAGAGATTGTATAAAGAATGGAAAAAAATTTATATACTTAAGAAGAACGCAGAAAGAGATACAGCGTATTGCGAAGAAGAAAGTAGATGTGTCCTTATCTCCTTTTGAACCTCTTAATAAAGATTATCCTGATTGGAATTTGGAAGTTGAACCACTTGATGATGATATATATGCAGTTACAAATGGTTTTGAAGATGAAAAGAAAAGTGTAGGGCTTATGTGTCCTTTAAGTACCTTTGCAAGTATGCGTGGTTTTTCTGCGCCAGATGTGGAAGTGATTATATTTGATGAATTTAATCCTGAATTGCACGTAAGAGGGATTAAAAATGAAGATGATGCATTTTTTAATATGTATGAAACAGTAAATCGAAACAGGGAACTGCAAGGAGAAAAGCCCGTGCAAGTATTTCTATTAGGTAATACAAACAATATTGCAATTCCAATTCTAGAAACACTTGGTTTAATTGAAGTGATAGAGGGAATGCAGAGAAAAGGAAAGAAATTTTATAATAACAGAAATCGAAATTTATTTTTAATGCTAATGGAAGATAGCGACTACATCGAAAAGAAATCAAAGACAGCTTTATATAAGCTTACGGCGGGTACAGAATTCTATGAAATGGCACTTGAAAACAAGTTTGCATATAATGACTTTAGCGACATAGAAGTTAAAAACCTGAATGAATACCGATTGGAGTTTACTTGCAATGATTTTGCAGTTTGGAAACACAAAAGCCGATTTGAATTCTATGTAACAAAGAATACAACAGGACGAATAGACTATGAAAGCACAGAAGCAGAAGCAATGGCTTTACGAAATCGCATGAGATATTTATATAATGCTTATGTTGGAAGAAAAATAATCTATCAAAATTATAGGGTAAAAAAGTCCTTTACAAATTATGTGTAATGTGTTATTATAATAATCGAGGAAGGGAACAACTCAAGGCTCGGAAAGCCGTTCATGGGTGGGAGCACCTAAACCTTCCTCTTTTTCCTAAAGGGCATGAAATTCATGTTCTTTATGGAAAGGAGGAAACGAAATGAATGAAATCGTGACAGTAGTAACAAATGCAATTAGCAATGTTGGCTTTCCTATCTGTTGTGTCGGTGCATTAGGCTATCTTCTGTATCGTGAACAGGAATTACACAGAGAGGAAAGCAAAATGTTTACAAGTGCAATTAAAGACTTAACTGTTGCACTTACACAGCTCTCGGAAAAGTTGGGAGGAAGTGAAGATGTTACGGATTATTGATGTAAGTAATTGGCAAGAAGGGCTTGTAGACTTGGCGCATCTGGAAAAGTACAACGCTGACGGGGTAATGATGAAAGCAACAGAGGGAAGAACCTTTACTGATAAATCCCTTGATAGCTTCTATGACCGATTACACGGAGCAAAAGACGGAAAGCCTGATAGAAATAAAATCTATGGTTTCTATCATTACGCAAGACCTGAAAACAATTCTCCAGAACAGGAAGCACAGCATTTCCTTGACAAAGTCGGACACCACGCAGGCTATGCGATTTTTGCTTTGGATTGGGAAGGGAAAGCATTAAACTATCCCATTACATGGGCTATTCGTTGGCTTGACTATGTTTATGAAAGAACGGGTGTTCGTCCATTGATTTACACACAGGGAAGTTACACAAAGTATTTACAAAAAGTCTTAAACAGGGATTACGGACTTTGGGTAGCACACTACGGAGTGAAAAAACCAAACATTGGAGTCTATCCGTTTTACGCAATGTGGCAGTACAGTGCAGATGGCATTGACCAAAATTATTTTAATGGTAATGAAAAAACATGGAGAAAGTATTGTGAGGTGAAATAATGAGTATCATCAGTTTTACGCTATCCAACGGCACTCCTACTTTTACTTTAAAAGGTAAAAGTAAAAGAGGTATAAAGAAAATTATGTTGCTTCCGACGCAGTTAGTCAATTTTGACGATACAAACTTAGAAGCAAACAAACAATTTATAATTGAATTTCCTGAATTAAACGGGAAGTTACCGCAGACAATTACTTTAACTGCACCGAACACACCTTGGTACTGCGGATTTCGTATTTTAGAATTAGGTGGAGAGGGATACGAAAATTACTTTAAAATTAAAAAAGAAAATGATAACGGAGTGCCGACATAATGGCTTGGATATCAGGAAACAGATACCTGACACAATCCGAAATGGATAACAACGCTCTAATTGTTGCTCAAATACTTTTAGAATTTGGTTGGAGTCACAACGCTATTGCAGGAACTTTAGGTAATATGCAATATGAGTCTAACATAAACCCCGGTTTGTGGGAAAGCCTGAATGAAGGAAACACAAGCAGAGGTTTTGGATTGACACAATGGACACCAGCAACAAAGCTAATAAACTGGTGCAACAGTAAAGGACTTAATTACAAAGACGGAAACGCACAGTTACAGCGGTTGCAGTATGAGGTCGAATGGGACACACAAAGTCCTAATCAGGGGCAATGGATAAATCGAGATGGACTATCTTTTGCCGAATACATTAAAAGCAGTGATACTCCGACTAACCTTGCAAGAGTGTTTATCCGTTCTTACGAGCGTCCAGCGAATGAAAACCAACCACAAAGAGGAACAGCAGCCGAACGATACTTTAACTTGATAAAGGATTTAGTGGGTGGAAAACTGGAAAAAGTAATTGAAGCAATTATGGGAAGAACAGTGGAATACAACGGGCACAAGGGATTGAACCTTTATTCACAAGACGCAGTATTGCGAACACAAGTTTTTAACTTACCGACAGGTCATTCAGATTGTTCTTCTCTAATGTGGAAAGCGTTTGAAATCTACGGAGACACCTTTATTGGAACGTGGACGGAAGACCAGCGAAGCCACGGTGAACTGGTTTGGACGAACACGAACCCAGATTGGCATACTGTACCTTTAGAGGAACAAAGCAAAATCATGCGTGGAGATTTAATCTTCTACGGCACTTTAGGAGGACAAAGCGAACACGTAGAAATGTTTCTCGGTGATAATAAACAGGTCGGTCATGGCTCAGGTTGGGGCCCTACTTTAAAGGTAACAAGCAACTATCGACATCCATATCCAGTAATGGAGGTAAGAAGATACTTATACGGGGGTGGAATTATACCACCGACAAGCCCCCTTTGGAAAAAATACTTAGGTGGAATTGTTAAAAATAGGAGGAAAAAACAATGCAAACAAGTGATATTGTTAAGTTAGTAAACGCAGGGTTTACGAAAGAGGAGATTATGCAGTTGGCTAGTCCAGCACAGACACAGGTTCAGACATCAACACTGGTTCAGCCACAGGTACAGCCACAGATGCAGACACAGGTTCAGCCACAGATGCAGACACAGGTTCAGCCACAGATGCAGACACCAGCACAGGTGCAGATGCCACCGAATGTGGATTATAAAATGCTTTATGAAACACAGAAACAGATGCTTGCCGATATGCAGTCTTTAAACCAGAGAATGAATGTTGGTGCACCGATTGACACTGTAGAGAGCGTCATGAAGGATTTTCTTGGAGGTGAAAAATAATGCCAGCTAACGAATTAAGTATAAATCAGGTCAGTACAATTTTAAATGCAGTGGTTAAGCAGGCAACAGGAAATACAGCTTTAGCAACTGTCGATGGAAATAACTTTGCAACAGTAGCACAGTTACCATTAAAAATTGGCTACGACCCAGTTATTAACGCTATTTCACAGGTTCTGTCTTCTACAATTTTTTCTGTAAGACCATATTCCAGAAAATTTAAGGGGATTAACGTGTCAAGTCAAAAATTCGGAAACATTACACGCAAATTAAACATTGCAGACAGCGACTGGACGGACGACGATAGACAGAAATTAACAGACGGTGAAAGTATTGATATGTACGTCGTTAAAAAGCCGACTGTACTACAAACTAACTTCTACGGTGCAAATGCTTTTCAGCGACAGACCACAATTTTTAAAGACCAGTTAGACGTAGCATTTTCCTCTCAGGAAGAGTTTGGCAGATTTATTTCAATGCTCATGAGTAATGTTTCTGATATGATTGAGCAGGGACATGAAAGCATGGCAAGAATGTGTATTCTGAATTATGTAGGCGGAAAACTTGCAAATGAAGACGAGGTAAATAATCGCGTTCATCTGCTAACTGAATATAATGAGCTGACAGGACTTACTCTAAACGAAAAGGACGTGTATAAACCAGAGAATTTTCCGTCATTCATGAAGTTTGTTGTTGCTAGGATTAAAGCAATTTCAAATCTCATGACTGAAAGAAGTAAAAAATTCCATACTAACGTTACTGGGAAAGAGATTATGCGCCATACACCACTTTCAAAACAGAAAGTATATTTGCTTGCCCCACAGCAGTATTTAATGGAAACATCCGTTCTGTCAGACTTATTTAACGATAAGTATATGAAAATGACTGACTTGGAGTTAGTGAATTTTTGGCAGAATATTGATAAGCCGTCCGACATTGACATTAAGCCTATTTACATGGATAAGAACGGAGCTTTAAAACAGCCAGCAAGCGCAATCAAAGAACCGCACCTTTTTGGTGTAATTTTTGACGAGGAAGCTTTAGGTTATACTACTGTTAATAATTGGAGCGCACCGACACCGTTTAATGCAAGAGGTGGTTATCACAACATCTTCTGGCATTACACAGATAGATATTGGAACGATTTCACTGAAAATGGTGTTGTTCTGTTGTTAGATTAGCATAGATAGGAGGACGAGGGGATGTACATCCCCTCAATCTATATGGAAATAATTTTTTACAAATTCAGCAAAAGAAAAAATAGTACGAAGCAGGCTTTTAACGGTGTTTCTTACAAACATGGAACGTTAAAAGATTTTTGTAGTATTACGAAGCCTGTAATTCTTGTAGACATGGGAAAAATCCCTGATTACAATTATGCTTATATTACAGAATTTAAAAGATATTACTACATTACTAATGTAGTAGTGGAAAGCGGTACAATGTGCAGAGTTTACATGGCTGTGGACGTATTGGCAAGCTACAAAGATGATATCTTAAAAGCGGATGTGTTTGTACAGCGTTGGAGTCGGTCGGATGTGATAGACATTATGGACGGACAATGTGTAGCCAGAGCAAATCCAGAACAGCGAATAGAAACAGGTGTTTTGCCGATAGACAGTGACGGTCATTTTGTTTTGGGAGTAACAGGGAAGAACGGAGCAAATGCAGTAGCTTACTATGATTTAAACAAGACACAATTAGAGTTGCTTATGAATTTTCTTTTCACAGAAGATAATTTTAAAGATGTCATTTCCGAAGAAGTTGTAAAAAGTTTCTTTAATCCTTTTGATTTTATTGTGAGCTGTATGTGGTTTCCTTTTCCACATAGTCCAGCAAATAAACGTAGAATAGATTTCGGGTGGTTTAGCAATGACGAAATTATGGGAGTGTTACTAGAAGGAAATAGTCTAACTTCTGGTGAGCTTTGGGTGACAATTCCTAGAATGTACCCCAAAGGAGATTTTAGAAATTCAGCTTTTATTTCCTACAAAATCTATATTCCGTTTTTCGGGGAAATTCCAATAGACGCAAATATAATTTCAAAAGCAGATGTAATTTCTTATAAGTTTGTGGTCGATATTGCAACTGGAAAAGCACAATGCCAGTTGGGGTATGGAGATTTCAGTATAATGGAAAGCGGTAGTGGTACTGTCTTCATGCGACTTGAGGGGCAAATGGGTTGTCCGATAGCCTTAGCTCAAACTAACACGGACATAATCGGCGGAGCAGTTTCCGCTATCGGAAGTGTTGCGGGATTTCTCAAAAATCCACAAGGAGCAGTGGAGGGGGTAGTTAGTGCAGTTGAAAACGCAATGCCTGTGCCTGAAATTAAAAGCGGTAACGGATGCCGAAGCACTTTAGACTTCGAGAGAAATGTGAAGCTCACGGCTACTATGTACCGTGCTAACGTTTTAAATCCAGAAGACAGGGGATATATACATTGTAAACGGCAAACTCTCGGTAGTCTCGGTGGCGGTTTTGCTATCTGCGATAATGCAAGTATTCCGTTATCAGCAACAGAAGAAGAAATTGCAGAAGTTAATAACTATGTGAATGGAGGAATTTATATTGAGTAATTATCCTGTGGACTTTGATGGAATAGCACGTTACAACACTAAAGTAACCCCAAATACCGTACATACTTGGGGAACTTACAATGTAGAATTTTATAAGAGATATTTACTTACTAAAGCAATGTCAGTTTTTGAATGGACTGTGCCAAAAGAATGGTCGTTAGACTATTTTAAAAGTTGTATTTATGTAAATGGCGCAATTTGTGTAATAAATACGAACAGATTTGGAGTAATACCTCAAGTTTTTACCCCAGCAGGTTATGACATTTACTACGAACCAAACACAGCATATATTGCTAGTCCAATTTTAGGGGATTATATGCTGGAAATCGGTAAACAATGCGAAGTGATAAAGTTAAAAAGAGATTGGTGCGGTATAATGGATATCGTAAACAACTATGCAGAACTCCTTGCTGAGTGTGATAAATCTATCGGAGTCAATCTTTTGAACACTAAAGTTGCTTTTGCGTTTGGTGTGAACAGTAAAGCCGAAGCGGAAAAAATGAAGAAAATCTATGACGAAGTTATTTCAGGAAATCCAGCGGTATTTTACAAAGACGGTGGAGAAAAGTGGGATTTCTTCATTCAAAACTTGAAACAAAATTATATTGTTCAGGATTTAATCATTGCTAAAAAGTCGATTATGGACGAGTTTAACACTTTAGTTGGTATTCCAAATGCAAACACGGAAAAAAGAGAAAGACTTGTCAAGGATGAAGTTAATGCAAACAATGCGGACACGTTTTCGCTAGCTGAGGAATGGTTAGAAGAATTAAAAATCGGGTGTGAAAAGGTTAATAAAATGTTTGGACTTAACTTGTCTGTTAAATTCAGGGAAGGAGTGAAGCAGAATGGCGAAAATAACACTGTGGGGAGTTCTGAATAACTACCCTGAAATTATTAAAGGGGTGGAACTGCCGAATAACGTGGATTACGAAACGTTGCTGGAGGTTATAATATTTAAAGCAGGGGAAAATGAGGTCATGTACCCAAACCCTGTTTTCATGGAAACAGCAGTTCGTGCGTGGTTTAGAGCGAAAAAGTACGAGTTTGATAAACTAGCAGAAACTTTGGATTTAGAATACAATCCGATTGAAAATTACGACAGAAAAGAAGAATGGACGGATAGAACAGAAAGTACAAGTAATTCCAGTACGAAAGGAAATGGAACAAGTACGGAAAGTAAATATGCGTTCGACAGCACGAGCTTTAATCCGTACACACGTACAGAAAGCACGAACAATGATACTGATACTGTGCAGGGGAACGGGGAAACGGTGCACAGTGGAAAAATTCACGGGAATATTGGAGTTACAACATCACAGCAGATGATACAGTCGGAAAGAGAAGTTGCTAACTTTGATATATATGACTATATCGCAAGTAAATTTGAAGACGCTTTTACGCTTGCGGTTTATTAAGAAAGGAGAAATGATTATGAGTTTTGAAGTGTTTCCTTACACCAATTTCCATGAAATGAATTTGGATTGGTTGATTGAAAAAATGAAAGAGTTAGTAAAAGAATGGATGGACGTAGGCAAAAAGTGGGAAGAGATTAGAGAACTAATTGAAAACTTCTTAGACCACGTAGCAGTAGACATTTCCGCAGAAGTCAAGAAACAATTAAAAGTGATGCTGGATAACGGAGAGTTGGAAGCAATAATCACGAGTTCTTTGGGAATTGTAACAAGCGTAGATACTTGCGTAGAACTTAAAAAATCTACAAAATATAAAGTAGGGCAGGTTATTGTTACAAAAGGGTATCACAAAGTCGGAGACAATGGCGGTGCAACTTATTACTTGTCAGACAGTGCTTTTGAGGACACGGGGGTTTTCGAAAAAACAGCAAACGGATTATTTGCCAATATGTTGTACAATGATGTAATTTCCGTTGAGCAGTTAGGTGTCGTTAGCAATGCTACTGGGGACTATGTTACAAAACCAGCTAATAATGCGGTGGCTTTTAATAATGCCCTATCACTTTGTAAAAGTAATTCTACAAGAAAACACAAATTTAAACTTGTAGGTTACGGAAATTATTATGTAGAAACAACTCTTGATTTCGGTGGAACAAATGAAGCGAAAGTTTCAGACAGTGATTTCAAAACCGACTTTTCTGGTTCAACGATTTTTACAGATAAAAGCTTAGACGCTCTTATTTCCATTAAAAATGCTCAAGAGATTATTTATAATTTTGGGTATATCAGTGCAAGAACTTGTAATTACGGAATTAAAATTACATCTTTGGAAAGGTATGATTGGTCGCAGTATATAACATTACATTGCTTAGATGTAAGAGCATCTACAAATTCTCTGTATGTGACAAACAATGACAAAGGCGGTTGGGTAAATGAATTGCACGTTATTGGTGGTTTATATCCAAATGGAATATTCATAAATTGTCCTAATAGAGTTGACGAAGTTTTCGTAACAAATATGCTGTCAGGTTTTTACTTTAATGACGTATCATGTGAGGGTGCGGAGACATGGTTTAAATTTAAAAATGTTGTTTACGTTTATATAAACAATGCAAGGACAGCAGATGTTACAAACAAGTGGATTGAAACGTTGCAGAATTGCAAAAACATCTATTTAACAGGGTCATTTAGAACCGACCATTTAACAATATCGCAGGAAACATACAATATTAACATAAGAGGTGACTTGAATATTCCTGATAACTTTACAATAAAAAATCCTGTTTATATTAGAGGTGGGTGGGTTACGGAATTTCTACCGATTGCATCATCACAGGGAAATGGAGCCGGTTTCATTAGAAACAATGATGTATCTCCTACAATTATTCAATTTAAAGGTGATTGTTCAAAAGTTATTTTACCACGAGAATATTCTGATTATCTGGGTATCAATAAATTTGAAGCGTACTTTGATAATGATTGTACGGGCATTGTTAAGGACTCTTACGGAGTGACAGTTGTTAATGCTGAAAGTTATAGAGGTAGATATGCTACTATATACTATGTAGGAAATGCATGGTGGATTAACTCACCGACAAATAATTAAGAGGGCTTATAGCCCTCTTTAATTATATTCTATTTTAAATATTCCTAAAACCCTTAATTCTTCATTGTCAAATTCCCAATGTATTAGCTTGTTCTTTAGTGCTCTGTACCCTCGTTCATTTATATACGCAATCCTTGTTTTTCTGTCGATTGTTACGAATACAGTAGCGTATTTCTTATTTATCGTGCTTTTCGCCGTTAACATTGTTTGCAATCTCATTCTGTAACTCCTCCAATCTACGCAATAGATAATAGTTTTCAATATATAAATCGTTTATCTTGTTTGATGTGCATAAAGAACAGATAAGTATACCTATTACAGCACCTATTACAACACCTAGCATCCTATTAACCTCCTTTCATTTGATAAGTCTATTATAGCATATCTGAAATAAAAAGCAATAGATTTTTTCAAATTTATAAAAGTCGTAATATTCAGACAATTCTATGTTATTGTACTTCAATGCACTTGTATTACTTTAAAGCGTTAAAGCGTTAAAGCGTTAATGCGTTAATAGGGGAATACGTTAATGTGGAATAGTGAGT